AGGTTGGTCGATCACATCTTGTATTGGCTCTGGACCTAGATATTCCTCAGGTTTCTTACCATGGGCGATTAAGAGGTCAGCGGTGATCTTGTATATCTTCACAGGGTCTGTCCCTACAATTATGTTCTGGAGGAGAACCGAGTAGAGCATGGAGGAAAGTTCACGCTCTGTCTCCTTAGAACCCATAGCAGGATCAGGGAGAATAAAGGCATCGCATTCCCCCGAGATCCCTTCAATAGAGAGTTCTCCTTCTGAGAAAACGGGCTTCATATCTTCCCCGAGAATTCTTGTCTCCAAACCTTGAGGGATATTAAGCTGAAGAAGGTCCAGGTGGTCCCTCAGAAGCCTTGCGGCCCCGTCTCTCAACCGTTGGGCTGGGGCCGTGAAACGGATCTCGGCAGATTGCACGATGGCTTGAGTACGGGTAGCTGTTCCTGATCCTCCCACAATCTCAGATTCTTTTCCCATGATGTAGGAGGAGGCAGCGGTGAGACGCTCGATGAATTCAAGGACCATGCGGATAGCCAACATGAGACGTTCCGTTGGAATCTGAAAGTCAGGAAAGTAGACGTTGCGTGCCGGATCTGAAACAGGAGTCATCTTGTTGGGGGCCAAGGTGATCACAGGGGCGTCCACATCTCCTGCCGGGTCATAGAAACCGGGGCGCATGACAGAGAGAGTATTAGCATCTGTCATCTGATTGAAAATAGCGTCAATTTCCTCGGCAAGCTCTTTGACCTTCTCTAGAATCCCTTCTCCCTCAGAGTCAAAAGGACGGTCAATCCGGTTGTCAAACTTGGTCAGGTTGAGAGGACGTCTCCCGGACTTTGTAATGTTAAATAAAGACATACCGCCTAGAAATAGTTTGTGTTCCGGGTTAACGATGATTCGAACGTCCTCTGCGAAGCCGTCTCCATCCGCATCAAAGTTGCCGAACCAGCGGAGAAGCTTCACAGGCTTGTTACGAAGTTTGAGACTTGAGAGTTTCTCAACTTCCTCTGGAGGAAGGTTCTCAGCCACACCGATCTCATACTTCATACGATCCTTGAGTAAATTGGTCACATTGACAAACTGGCCCTCAGCTTCTCCCTGCTCCAACTCCCGATAGAAGAAGTCTTCCTCCACGATCACAGGTTCCTTATGGATATCCATGGAGCCTTTCTGCAGCCAGACCTTCTCCTTGGGGTAGATATGGGAGGTGGTAGATTCAATGCGGTCAATTCTTCGGGAGCGCGAAATAGCTGGGGTGCCGTCAGGGTTGGTAAGAGGGTTTCCATCTTCCCCAACAATAGGGGTTTCCTCTGTAAATCCACGGTCGATGTAGTTTATCTTCCAGGAGGATTCTGTAAGGCTGTCTCCATAGGCGATTGTTTGCTTCACCCAGATATCAAAGAAGTTCTTGAGGCTAGAGCGAATCCAGATCCACCAATTCATAAGCTTATTGATACGGTCAACCTTGGGAACATCCGTCAGGTCACCTGGTCTCCACCGGACGAGATCCTCATTCACCACCATGGGGAAAAGGCGGGCGTGGAGCATATCAAGAATAGCAGAGGCGATACGCAGAGAACGATTGGAGCAGAACTTCCAGGGAATTTCCTTGGCAATCCTCTCCCCGCTGTAGAGATCATGAAGGGATTTGATCCAGTCATCAAATGCGATCTTGCTCCCTTTAGAGCTTGTACCGTAGTGATGCTCAAGCCGGGCCAGCTTGGATGAGTCCCAATCTTCCAATACCGTATCGACTAGGGCTTTCTCCATCTCCTCAGAGAGTTGTAGCTGGATTGTAGGCCGGGGAAGGCGGACTTCTTCCGTTGGAGTGGGAGCCGGAGGATTCAGTCCGTCTTTTAGCTCACGAGCCATCGGTCTTCTTTCTACCCCTCTTTGGTTTCATGACCTCAAAGGTGGAAGGGTCTTCAGGAAGTTCGTAGGAGATTCTCATGGTCGAAACAAACTCGGTGAGAATCTCTTTGAGCAAAGCCCAGTTATCCTCCACCGAGCCAAGCTTATCAATCTTGTCCTGGATAGGTATCATGAGCAGTCTCCTAATCCTCCTTCACGCTTCCTAAACTTCAGAGGGCTTCCTCCCGCTCCCCCCTTACCTCTAGGGTGAGCTCCTATGATTTTTCCTGAGTTGATAGAAGCATAGAAGACGGATTCACCCTTGTTCTTTCCATAATGGCGTTGCATGCTGTTTAGCACTTTATTCCCCTTGCTGGTAAGCGGCACCTAAGACCTCCTTTTGCTTCCTGAGGGTTTCAATACGGTTCAGACACTGGGCTTTCTTCTCTTCTAGCTCCTCGTCGGTGAGCTGATTGAACTGGTTGAACTGCTGTAACGTGACGCTTCCCTGGTTTTTGGGCTCGGTTTCTTCCCTAGCGTTATTGAGCGAATGAAGCTCTGTTTCCAGATGGCCTGAGTCTTTGGATTTCTGCCAGGCCTCCTCCAGTCTTTCCAACCTCTTCCTTTTAGAAGCAATGGGGACAGAGAGGAGGTCCGCATTGTACTCATCCCTAAACTTTCTGACGACGGGCCGCCAACGAGCTCCATAGCGGTAGGTCACGTTGATGACATTAGCCCCCAAATCTTTACTGTAAGTCTCTTTGAACCAATTCTCAATCTCAAGATTGGTCCAGTAGTGGGCGACTCGCTGGCAGACTTCAAGCTGTTGGATTTGGGTGAGCCGGTTCCGGTGCTCCTGCTTAATAAGGGTGCTGGGAAAGCTCATAACTATCGCTCCTTTCCGTCAAGCGGGAATGAGTCGGCTTTTGGATGAGGAGATAGCGGATGCAGTCGGCTCCGTGTGTGTCCCGCTCTTTCTCAATCTCCTTCTTATCCCGTTCATCCTTGGTGGGACCCCGCCATTCATCATATTGAAGGCTCCTGACTGATTTTATAGTGAGGGGAGCCCGTTCCTTTGAAAAAAATAGTTTGGGCTTGTTGACAGCTGTCTGAGGTTTTGAGCGGTCCCAGTGGAGATAGTCACGTACGACCATGTGGCCGAGCTCGATGGAGTCAGCCGCTTCAAAGAATCCGCAACTGTGACGGGCCAGCTCCTGCATGACACTTAAGTTGCTGCCAACGCGGGAGGGCTTCCTGCCGAAGTTGGGGTCGATCAAGCGTTTTCTGACCTTGTAGCCCCTGGAGGCCTCAATCTTCAAGATGGTTTTAGCTAGCTCATCCAATTCTTGGTGCCCTGTGAACTCATGGTCTACAAAAACGTCATTTTGACGGTCTACCCAAGCCCAAATCACATGGTGAGGAAGACGATCATGGGGATCCAAGACGCAGATTACAGGGTCGGGGTACTCGTAGACCGGTTTATCACTGAAGAGGTGGGCTTCACCGAATTCTTTGTAGACAAGGCCCTTCAAGTGGAAGAATTTTCCTGAGACCATGGTGTCACGGAAGTCTTCCGGGAGAGTCCGTTCAAAGTCGGCAATAGCTTCCTCAGAGAGAATGGGAGTGCCGTGGATATCGCTTGTGTTGGAGCGGATAGAGACCTCAAAGACGGAAATGTTCTTATCATCCGCCTGGTCGATCAGCTCTTCCTTCATCCAGGGCTCGGTGAGAGGCGTGAAGGTGAAGATCATCTGGCCCCGGCGGTCTACAAGGCCCCGCTTCATGCTGTAGTATTTTGTCCTCTGCTGTGGTTCGTCACACCAAATGAAATCCCAGTCGGCTCCCTGATACGCTTCGTCCTTCATCTCATTGACGAGGATGTCTACGATGGAACCATCCTTACAAAGGATTCTGGAGAGATAACCTTGGGCGGTTCGTTTCTCCTTGTAATAATCTCTCGGTAGGTAGGAAAAGAGTTTTGGTTCAATGACCCTTGTGATGGTTGGAAACTCGTAGGCGGAGATTAGGGCTTTGATGGGTCCTTTGAATCTCCTACGCTTAGAAAACCATTCCGGGTATTGACGGGTCAGGTGAAAGCAAAGTTCCATAGCTCCGAAGGTTGATTTTCCAGAGCGGTTACCGCCTGAGTAGCAAATGGTACGGGCCTCTGAGCGGTGCGCCATGAACTGACTTGGGTTCGGAATGTAGTAATCCATGCCGCGTGTCCTGCGTCGCTCTTCAGTGAGTCTGCACAGTTCTTCATAGGCGGCCTGGACCTCAGGTTCTCCCATTTCCTCTAGCTGCAGTGAACCAGACTCAGAGGCGGGGGGGGGATTTGAACTAGGTTCATGCTGACTAACGGGTAAGGGAGGGGATACATTATCTTTATCTTGCTTATCTCCTCCAAATCCAACAGGTGCCGGTAGACTTGGTAAGACTTTTCCAGAAGTGGTTTGAGAGCGGGTTGAATCGCATACCCTGTATTGAGATTGAGTCTCAGTCTGAACAACCTTGGGTCTACCCCGCCGGGACAATCCAAGTTCACGGAGAAGCTTTCGCTCATACTTCCTTGTGATCTTCCTGATTTCACCGGTGCGGAGTTTGAAGGTAGGGTCTTTCATAGGAGTTAACTCTCTTCTCTACTTACTCTAGGGATCTACTCATTAGTTCAAAGAGTTAACCATTTAGTTCAATGAGTTAACTATCTAATCTACTGCTCTTTAACTCTGTAGCCACAATGTATCCACTATGTACTGTACCCACAATGTACTAACTCTGTACCCACCTACTATATACTAAGGAAGAGATT